CTTTATTTTAGCTGCCTGATCTAATTCTGCAAAGAATTTATCTAGATCAACTGCATAGGATTTGTAGTAGCCAAATTTAGCGAGTAACCATTCGATCATTGCTGCTCCTTATCTAGAGTTGCAAGATAGGCTAGTCCATCGATCACTTTGCCATCTGGATCTTGAAGTTCAGCACCATCAGCAAGATCTTTTTTAAATTTAGCGTAGTCTGTGTTTGCTGAGTCGAATGGTATGCAAGCGTTATCTGATAATCGAAGAATCACAGTTGTAGAAACTTCATTAAAAATATTTTTAATTTGTTTATAAATAATCATAGCTCAATACTCGCTGTCCAATGTAAATAATAAGAGTTAGCATTTGCAGTTGAAGGTCGAACAAGCCCAACTTGATTTACTCCAATATAATCAAAACTTGATGTAACTGAAGTGCCATCACCTGCTCTATACATTGCACCTGAAACCCCGCTTACTGCGTTATACATACCCATTGTTGGGTTTGCTCTTTTTGTAACTTTAAAAACTACCCCTGATGCACCTTCAGTAAAATTTTGCAAAGTGGTTGATGTCCACCCATTAGCTAGGGCAGTTGATCTAGATAAATTCTTTGCAGAATTAGATCAGGCAGCTAAAATAAAGCCTGCTGCAAAAAGAGCAACTAGGAAGCCTGCTGCTAAAAAAGTAGCGGTAAAGAAAACTGTAAAAAAGAAAGCATAATCATGGCTGATGATTTCTTAGATCCATACAAATATGGCAAGCTAGTTGCGCAATTTGAGCAGATGGAAAAAAAAGTAGATGCAATGGAATCTGATATTAAAAAGCTCCTTGCTATGGCTGAAAGATCTAAGGGATCACTATGGGCGCTGATGGGTGTAGCTTCTGTAGGCGGTGGCTTCATTACTTATCTTGCGGACTTATTCATTAAAAAATGAGCAATATAAATGAGTCGCTCACTCGGTGGAATAAATCTGAGCCTTTTGAGCTACAAGCAGCCAGAGGGCAGATTAGAAATCATTATGTAGTGCATATTTTTGGCTATAACCCCGATGTAGATTCAGCAGCAGAAGAAACTATTTGGACAGCAGGCGGTTTATATGACCATGCAAATACCCCAGTAGTAATGACAGTTTCCTCTACAAGCGCAAGCGATACAGCAGCAGGAGTAGGGGCAAGGCAAATATATCTTTTAGGAATTAATGGCACAGGCGGAGAAGTTTCTGAAACAGTAACCCTTAATGGGCAAACTGGAGTAAATACTATTCATGCTTATACAGAAATTCAATATGCTTTAGTAACTTCTGTAGGCTCTAGTGCGCACAATGTAGGAAGCATATCTATAGGCACAGGAACTATTACAGGCGGAATCCCAGCGAATAGATATGGGCATATTCTGGCTAATGAAAATGCTTCTCTTATGGGGCATTACACAGTACCAGCAGGATTCACAGGCTATATAACCAAAGGATCTATATCTACTGGATCAACTCAGGCAGGCAAAAATATAACTGGAAGGCTTAAATATAGATCTTCCAATGACATTATTCATACTGCTGCTATTGTTGTTTTAACTGCTGGATCAGTAGATTTTGATTTTGCTTATCCAGTAAAGGTAGATGAAAAATCTTGTATTTCTGCCACAGCACAATCTACTACTAATGATGAAAGAGTTTCTTGCTACTTTCAGCTTGTTTTAATTAAAAATCAGGATTAAATATGATTTTAGAAACCATCATAGGCGCTCTTGTTCCAGTAGGCATAGAAGGCATAAAGCAAGTTATCGGTAAATTTACAGGCGGAGTCCGCCCTACTACTATTGCAGAGCAAATCCAGTTAGATAATTCTGAAATCCAAAGGCTAGAAGCGCTTGCAAAGCTGGATAACCCCTATGGGCAGCCTAGCCAATGGGTAATCGATTTAAGAGCTTCTGCTCGCTATATAGGCGCTTTAGTTGTTATTGCATTAGGCATCTCTACTCTGTACCTTACTGTAGATCCTTATATTCAGCGCATTGGACTAGAAGCAGCAAATATTGCTTTTGGCTTCCTATTTGGCAGCCGAATAATGGCTAACCTTTCCAAAAAATGAATATCTCGCAGCTCCAGCAACTAGGTATAAACCCTAGTTGGTTCGATCATTTAGAGTTTACTTTTAAGAAGTATGAGATTGTTACCCCTATTAGGCAGGCTCATTTTATTGGGCAATGCGCGCATGAAAGCAACTGGTTTAGGCATATTACCGAGAATCTAAACTATAGCGCTAATGGCTTAATGGCTATCTGGGGATCTCGATTCCCTACTATTGAGATTGCTAACCAATATGCTAGAAACCCAGAAAAGATCGCTAATAAAGTCTATTCTGGTCGCATGGGCAATACAGAAGATGGCGATGGCTGGAAGTACAGGGGCAGAGGAGTTATCCAGCTTACAGGCAAAGATAATTACATCCGATGCGGAGATGCCCTAGGAATCGATTTAGTGAGCTTCCCAGAGCTTTTAATCACAGAGAAGTATGCTTCCCTATCGGCTGGCTGGTTTTGGCATAGGAAGGCTTTAAATCAGATCGCAGATAGGGGTTTAGCTGATGCAACTATTACCGAGATTACAAGGCGCATTAATGGTGGCACTAATGGGCTACAAGATCGCATCTACAAGACTAAGAAAGTATTTGAAGTCTTAACTACAGCTTAAGAGTTCGGTACACAATACCATCATCCCAGCGCTTATCCTGCTCTACCTTATACAGCTCGATAATCTTTTCTGGATAGACCAGCTTAGGCGGTGTATCTTTAAAGCAAAAGGCATAGACCAAAGGCGCATCCTTAGAGCTGTACCATTCTAAAAACAATGGCAGCATATTTACTTCTTTTTGCTTAAAGTTTGCTGTACCTTTGACTGCCACTACAAAAGTAGTTTTCCCAGTATCTACTATGTAATCTGGGAGATTGCGAATCATCGCATTTAGCCTATAGAAATGATCTACAGAGCCATTCTTTTCATCGCTCCCTAATCGCCAATACTTATACCCTTTGCTTACACAATGCTGCTCAAAGAGGATCTCTCCCCAATTTACAGTAGATTGCCTTTGCTCATAGGTATTAGATCCATTCATTCAGCTTTTTCTTTACCAGTATCTTCAGAATGATTAGATTGATCTGCGCCCTGATCCTGATTCTTCTTGCTAAAGATTTCATCCCAGTTCCTTAGAAATTGCTCCATATTTCCAATAGGGCGAGGAGCATCGCCTTTTCCGCCATCTCTCATAATCTCTCCTTAAAATGCTGCCTTGATAGGAGCTTGGGCAGCGCAAGCCGTGAAGGATTGAGCCTATCTCTCTCCGCTATGGTGCAAACTTTGCTTCGGCTTGGGCTTCGAGCAAGGGCTTAGATTGCTCTAAGATCTCCAGCTCGGCTTTCATTGCAAGCTCTATGGCTTCTATTGAATGCCCTTGGCGCAGCAGCTTAACTATTACTTCTGTGAAGTAGGCTTGCATGATTAGAAGGGAATATCATCTTCTAAGCCAGAGGATGCTTTAGGCATCTCATCATTCCCTCTAGGAGTGAAGTTATCCTTTACCTTTGGCTCTGCTAGGCTTAACCATCCATCAAACTGCACAGGCAAAGAATCTAACTTAATTGCTAAAGCGCCCTGCTTGGTATCCATGCAGACTCCTACTTTTAGCCATTTAGTTTTTTCTACTCCATCTTTGGTGTAGCTGCCATTTTTTGTGATTACATCATATTTAATTGCCATTTAGCTTTTTCCTTAATTGTGATAATTCTGCATCTACTTCATTCAAAAACTGCTGCACTTCTGCTTCCATTGCCTTGATATACTCCTCATCCCTTTCAAGGCGCACTACAAAGAAATCCAAGCCTTCTGGCATCCTAGGATCGAAAGATACAAAATCGCACCATTTCCGCCCTGTAACAGCCATCTGGCATTGCATCTGTGGGATATATTTAGAAGGCGGTTTGCCATCATTTAAATACTTAATATGAGTCTTACTATTAGGGCATTTAATCTCTAGCATTCCATCCGCGCCCACTAAGCCATCTGGACTAGCCCCAAAGAATTCGATAGTAGGATGCTTTACAAAAGCAATCTGCTCTACAAATAGATCAAACTTTTCTTCATATTTGATCCTAGCAAAAGGCTCTTGATCTGTACCCCATTGCATAGCTGAATTAGTAAAGAAATCAGTAGGCTTGCCAGTTAGCCTTTCTACTACTAGATCTGTTCTATAGTCCGATCTGCTGGCTGATTCGCCTGATTTAATCTTAGCTAATACATCTGCAACTCTAGAGCCAGTAACACAGCCAAGCCTGAGCTGATGCCATTCCTCAGTACCCTGCTCTATCTGAGTTGCTGCAATCCTATCTTCTGTAGTGAAAGTAGTAATTTTTAGCTCCTATTTTTTGTATTTAAGTTCTATGAGATCTCGCATCTGTATAGCGATGCTACTCGCAGCTTCAGCAGCCTTCATAGCATCTTCATAATGCCCAGTAAGGCACAGCTTATAAACATTGTTAATTGCGAGCTTTGCATCTAAGTACAGCTCTGAGTAATCTTCTTCTCTCATTCTTTATCATCCTCTGGCATTGGTTCATATTGATTAATTTGTATCAAATCAGGCTCTTTACCTTCTTCGATATACCTTCTTTGAAATTCAGCGCTCATGGCTTCTACTGCTGCTTGCCATCCTAGAGCAAAGAATTCTTCAGGATGATACACAGATTTATCTAGCTTCCTAAATGCTTCTAAGCAGAGTTTATTTTGAATCATTTTGATTTCAACTTAAAAATTTGCGCAGCTTTAGGGGCTTCCTTTATTTGTAGATCTTCAACTCCTTTGCTACAGATTTCTTTTATATCCGCCCACTTCTTTTTGATATGGGCTTGCTCCGATGCTGGGATGTAGCCATACAGCTTCTTCCAGCGAATAGTTATATCTGTGCCTGCTTTTGTATATACATAGTCATTACTTTTCATCTTTATTCCTTAATTGTTTAGATTTAGCTACACAAACTCCGCATTTAGCTCGGTTAGTACCTTTTACCTTCACTACTATAAAACTTGCCGAATCCCTTTCTACTCGGCAATTACTACAAAACTTTCTTAGCATCAAACTCTCCTTTTTTATTGTCATAAGAAGTCTTTAAATCATGCGCTAGGCTCTTGTGCTTCTTAAGCAGAGCATAGCCTTCCGCAAATACAGCTCGCAGCTCTGTAGCCGATTTGCTGGTATCTATCTTTGATATATATTCTTTTAAAGACTCTGCTAGATCATCTTCATCTTCTAGCGGTAGATCTTCATTCTGGTAGATATAGAGAGCCAAGCCATGCAGGGCAATCGCCTTAGTCAGCGCTCGCATCATTGCAGTATTAACTTGCATAGAGCTGGGGTTAGTAATCGCCTTGTTTAGATTGAGTACAGGCATCTGGGCAGTCATAGTCTTTCCAAAGGCAGTAACCGAGCAAAAGACCATCATCGATCCATCTGCAAATACCATAGGATCTCTGTATTCCCATGTAGCTTGTGGATCTCTACTAAGCAGCTCATGGACTGCATAGCTCCAGCTCAAATAAGTAAATGACTGCTTCTTCTTTACTCGATCTGATACATCTACTTTTGCTAATTCTAGAAATTGATTAGTCATAGTAACCCTTGGCTTTCTTGATCTTGCGCATCTTCTGTCGCTTTCTTTTCCCAGTATTCATAAACAGCGCAGCTTACTACTAAGCCAAGCAGCGCCTTATCATTGTTTCTTAGCGCTTCTTCTATAGTATCTTTGTGCTGCACTAAGCAATCCTCTCCAATAGCTTCTACAAAGTTATCAAAGTTATCTGGATCATATTCCGAGTGCATTAGGCGAGTAATTTCTTCATCGATGCGATCTTGCGATTCAGCGCCATCTTCTGCGCCTGCCATTAGCCATTTATCAAACTTATCCATTTTTTTTCATTGCCTTTCTAGCTTGTATTTCTTTTTGTAAGATATGCCAAAAGATAGATTTGATTGGCTTCATAGCGCGCCTACTCTAAAGGCATAGACTATGGTAGGAAGGGCAAAGGCAATTAAGCCTAGGATGATGCCATTGATAAAGTCTTTCATATTGTTTCCTTTGTAAAAATATATAAATCAGGCTGCCACTCTTTCCAATCATCATAAATGCGGATTTCATAGCCATTCATACCATTTTCACAATGAAATACAGCTTCCCAAGAATTAAAGCCTTTTTCATAAGCAGCTTTGTTTGCATTTTGTAAAGTTGCATAAGTAGCTATTACTGTAAATTTTGGAGTATTCATCATTGTTTCCTTTATAAAATGCCCCCGAAGGGGCTTATTGTTTAGTAAGTTGTTAAGGCTACTTTTTTTGCACAAGTAATACCAAATGCAAAATAACCTTGGCTATCTTGTGCTGGCACTACATCTTTTAAATAATATTTGGAAGTAACTGTGCTGCCTTCTAGCCAGACAGCTTTTGCTGTATTTAAAACCTTGCCACAGCAAGCGCAGGTATATGGCTCATCATCTGTGGAGTTATTGAACTTTGGCTGTGCATCTAATTGTGATTTTGTGATTTGCATGATTGTTTCCTTTTGTGTTGTTGATGTAGATACTTTACCACAAATGTAGAGAAATGTAGAAAATCTTTCTAAGGAAAACCCTAATATGGCTAACCATATGAAAACACTACAAATAATGTAGAATAGTAGAAGTTTACAAAAGGAGATGTAATGGAAACTCAATT